ACAAAAGCATTGTATTGTTCGGATCATAAATTGGAAGGAATGGTGGATATCAAAAACAAAACTTGTATTCACGAAGGTTGTAAAAAACATCCAGTATTTAATAATGATGGCGAGAAAAAAGCGTTGTATTGTTCGGAACATAAATTGGAAGGAATGGTGAATATCAAACACAAAACTTGTATTCACGAAGGGTGTAAAAAACATCCAGTATTTAATAATGATGGCGAGACAAAAGCATTGTATTGTTCGGAACATAAATTGGAAGGAATGGTGAATGTCATAAGCAAAACTTGTATTCATGAAGGGTGTAAAAAACAATCATCATTCAATAAGGATGGCGAGACAAAAGCATTGTATTGTTCGGTTCATAAATTGGAAGGAATGGTGAATGTCATAAGCAAAACTTGTAAAAGTGATTGGTGTTCAACGCGCGTTGCAGAAAAATACGATGGATATTGTCTTTATTGTTATATGAACTTATTTCCAGACAAACCAGTATCACGGAATTATAAAACCAAAGAATACGCAGTAGTTGAATATATAAAAAATAAGTTTCCAGATTTTAACTGGATAGCAGACAAAATAATAAACAGAGGTTGTTCCAAACGTCGTCCAGATTTATTATTAGATATGGGTTCGCATATTATCATAGTAGAAGTTGATGAAAATAGACATATAGGTTATGATTGTAGTTGTCAAGATAAAAGACTAATGGAATTATCACAAGACCTACAACATAGACCTATTGTATTTATTCGTTTTAATCCAGATGCTTATACAAACCAAGAAGGGGTTTTAATAAAATCTTGTTGGAAATTAAATAAGTTAGGTATAATACAAATTGCAAAAAATAAACAAAAAGAATGGGAAGAACGAATTAATAGTTTGAAGCAACAAATCCACTACTGGATAGAGAACCCAACCGAAAAAACAATAGAAATTATTGAACTATTTTACTAAAAAGTTGTTTGTCTAGTAACGCAGTATTAATATTGTATTTGGTTTGAACTTTGTACACCCTCTCTTTTTCAAATTATTTCATCAGTTCATTTCAACGAGTCTTCTTTTTCTGAAGTAACTGAATACTTATTGGTTTTCATCAGTGTATACATCACATATAATTCTGTAAATATCAGAGGTATGATGTATATTAATGCGTTTAAGTTCATTAAAAATGCTAAAATAAGACAAGTCGTGTCGAACAAAATAGTATATATAACTACATTTGGGTTCTCTAAATAACGTAAGCGAATCCACGCAAGAATAACTGCAATGATCGCCATAAGTTTTCCAAAAGGACAAATTTTATTTTCATTTGCTCCAGTATTATGAACAAAAAATGGACCTATTTTCTGAATTTTTTTGTCAAGTAACGCGGTGTTGATATTATATTTGGTTTTGAAAAAGAAATACATGTAGACTAAATACAATGATTCAAATAACGTAACATATGTATAGTTCATATACATATATTATATTTTATTTTTCAATTTTCTTGGATTTAGAAAATTTAACCATACATTCTTCTCATTTCAGAGTATGTCATGTTACGACCAGTTTTTTCTTTAAATTCTTCTTCACCCTCTTTCATAATTTGGTCTAATGTCTCTATATTACACGTATTCGTATGGTGCAAATGTTGGACTTTTTCCATTCCTTCTTTTTCAAGTTTTTTTATTAATTCTTGTAACGCGTCTTCTTTTTTTTCTGGTGTTTTTTCTGGAGTCGACATAATTATATAATACTATCATATATATTATGTTTAGGTACTTTTTTATATTTATATTAGTTATACTTTGTTTTTTAATTTATCATTTATATGAAATAATGACAAATAACCCTATCTATGCTATTGCAGTGTTTAATGATGACATAAGGGGATATGCTAAATTTAGTGAAGATTTAACCAATAATCTAATAAAAATAGATTTAAATATTAGTGGATTAACTCCTAATTCTTTACACGGTTTTCATGTTCATGAAGCGGGCGATTTAACTGATAAATGTACGAGTATGTGTTCTCATTTTAATCCATATGGAACTACTCATGGATGTCCTGGTATGAGGAACAGACACGTGGGGGATTTAGGTAATATAAAAACAAATAATAAAGGTGAAGCCAAATATACATTTTATGATAATGTTATTAAACTTAGGGGAACAAAGTGTAATATTATCGGTAGAGGTTTAATTATTCATGAAGATGAAGACGACTGTGGAAAAGGCGGGAATGCCGAGAGTTTAAAAACGGGCAACGCTGGTAAGAGAATTGCTTGTGCTGTTATTGGTTATTCAAAAGAAAATTTTACATCAAAGTAAAATGTGCGTTTGGAATGCAAAACGTGAGTAAATATTAGAATATTTGTTTTGTTCAATTATTTATTATAATAAAAATTGAAACTGAATTAAAAAAATAGTGTTACTATATAATATATTCATGGAATCAGTTGCACAACCAGAAATTATGGAGACAAAAGCGTCGCCGCCACAACAAAAAATATTCAAGAAAAAAGAAATAAAATATAGTGGTATTTATAGTCGTTCGTTAATTACTCGTAGTGTTGTGTTGCCAATTGTTACCATTGGAAAAAATATCAAAGAAACAATAGAAAAATGCATTGCAATTAACTTTGAAGGAAAATGTATTGTAGAAGGATTTGTAAAACCAAACTCTTCTAAAATTATTACTTATTCTAGTGGTGTTGTTCAAGGTACGAATATAAAGTTTGAAGTCGTATTTGAATGCCAAATATGCTGTCCAGTTGAAGGAATGTTAATTCCTTGTGTTGCAAAAAATATTACCAAAGCGGGTATTCGCGCCGAAAGTGACGAAGAACAACCAACACCAATTGTAGTGTTTATTATGAGGGATCACCATTATATGAGCAAGTACTTTTCAAGTATAAATGAAAATGATAAAATAATGGTTCGTGTAATTGGACAACGTTTTGAATTAAATGACAAATATGTATCTATTATAGGTGAAGCAGTTGATCCAAAAAAAGATTTTCAAAGTGGATCTAAAAAAAGTGGAGTAAAAAAAATATCTACCAGTAAACCCAAGTTAGTGATTGAATAAAATCCGTATACTTGTTAAAAAACAGAACCTTTGAGTTGGATTCCAAGAATTCTTTGATATAATAATAAACCAGCATCTTGTATTGGTAAAATATATGCATATGTATCACCATCGTTATGATGTGAATGCCATAGAGTAGGTGGTGTAATAAACATTTCACCTTGTTTCCAATTTATTTTTTTTGGATTTACTATATTTCCATTTTCATCTAATTCATCACCTACTAATGTATATATATTTTCAATATCAGTACATGATATACATAAATCCAACGCAACTGAATTATGTCTATGTGGGCGTTGTTTTGTATTTGGAGGTAGTTCATTATATAATGACCACAAAGTTGGAGTAATTGTATTTACACCTATTTTTTCAGTATCCAGATTACTCAATAATATTCCTTTTCTATTATTTTTTGGATTAGATAAATTCTGTAAATTTTCTTGTATAAATTTTTTATCATAAACACATGGGTGAAAAATTTGTTTTTCTGCTTTCGCACCCAAATAATTCAGTAATGGACTATCATTGACATAATAAATTTCGGTTTTTTCATTTTCCAACATATTTGTCATTTTTAGAGATAGAAATACGGGACAAATAAATATTTCACCACCTTCTACAATAAATTCAGTGTGTTTTTTATTAATATATACTTCACCATATTCTTCACCACGAACATACACTTCTTCTGACCATGTAAAACGACACATACCATTCAATACATAAAATAAATGAGAAGATGCATTGATTTCTTTTTCGTGAGCATCATTTTCTCCTTGAAATCGTATGATATGTCCTTCATTATCATTTCCCTTATTTTCATCTAATACGATAAACCCGGCTAATAAACTTGGAGAGGTTGCTTTATAATCAACATTGTAGACACTTCCATTATCTATGAAATTTATACCATTATCACAATCTTTTACATTTTTTGTAATGATGGGGACTGGTTTCAACTTGGGATTCACATTTGACTCATATTCGTAGGCTTTAACATATTCTTCCATCCTATAGTATATTATAACATTTTTACTTTATATTATTTTTATAATAAAGTGGAATATGAGTCCTCTAAATAAAAAGTTTAACTTTCTTTGTTACTACTTGTAAGTATTAACTAGTTTTTTACTTCAATTTCTCCTGAACTATCACATTTTGCACATTCACTCCATGGCATAACAGTTAAACCAGTTGAGTTACACATTATACACTTAATACTATCACAATATGAACATATTTTGTATTGAGTTTTCACTAAACCTACTCCCAAACAAGTTGGACATTGAATTTTATTATTTTTTTTATTCATTAGTAGTTATTATTAATTAATAAAGATTTAAATTAAAAATAAGTTACTTAATATATTTATATACTGACAATATGATAAATATTGGAATTAATGGATTCGGAAGAATCGGAAAGTGTGTTTTTTTACAACTCTTAAACATATAGGAGTTTAATAGTTTTTATTGCGACTATATGAAGGTATAATTCAAATACTATTTTATACTGTAAAATAGTATTCAACAACAATATAGATTATAAATTATATGAATAACGATAATTTCTTTTTTCTTGTGTTTTTTTAACAATTATAATACAATTTTTAAAGAATGTTATACTTGAAATTTTATCGTGGTGTTTTACTTTATTTTCACGATAACCACAAAATTCAGAGTTAACTGTATCAACAACTTCTTTGAAAATTTCAATTATAGAATTAGGATGTTTATAACCATATCTGGTTGGATAACCATATACGTTATTTTTTGTCCAGTAAGAAGTTTCAATATCTTCTATTATATATACTCCGCCTTCGCATAGTAGAGGAAACAATTCATTAAAAGTTAAAAGTTGATGTTCTGGTAAATGAGAACCATCGTCATTAATAAAAAATAAATTACTAGACGTAATATGAGATTTTATCATATTCAAGTCTTCAACTTTGCTTTGATCACCTTTTAAAACATTATATCTATTACCTTCATAGTTTAAGTCAATATCCATTCCATAAACATGTGCATTTGGAAATAACTCTAACCACATTTTAAGTGAATTACCACTATTTATACCTATTTCAAATATAGAACCTGTTTTACTATATAAATTTTTTAAAAATAAATCATATATTTCATGATATCTATGGTACGTAACTTTATCTGTTTCACATTTCAATCCAATCTCATACATTTTATTATCCATTTCAAAGTATGTATTATATATTTATTTTAACACTATATTTAAATTGATTTAAATATATTTGTTATAGTATTATAATTATGGCAACCGAACTATGTTGTATTCCCCAAGTGAATAATGAAAAAGATGTAAATGATTGTTTTGAAGAGGAAGAAGAAGAAGAAAGAAAAATAAATGTAGAAGAATTGAATAGTATACGTGAAAAAATAGAGTCTATGCCGAAATTTAACCAAATAGAAGTGTTGAGAATTTTAAGTAAGTACAATAAAATTACATTGAATGAAAACAAATATGGTGTTCTGGTAAATATGACAGATTTTGAAGATGAAGTTATAGAAAAATTAAAAAGTTATATTAGTTATGTGAATACACAAGAATCAAATTTGAACGAAATTGAAGTACAAAAAGAAAATTTTAAAAATATATATTTTGTAAAAGATAATAAAGACAATAATGGAAAAAATAATAAGAATAGTAAATATGCATCATCATAAGTATAATAAAAATAATAGTCAACATAGAAAACAAGTAACACCCACAACTGCAAATTATAATCATGTAATTAGTGACTTACAAGATTATATGTTATATGGTAAGTTACTAGTTCAATCTTTGAAAACGCGTTCAAAAATGAATGTAAAACATAAAATAATGACAACAAATGAAGACAGTATTGAATTAGAAAAGGAAAAAGAGAAGTTAATGAAAAAAGAAAAAGAAAGATTTTTTTACCCACACCAAAAAGATCAGTTGTATTGGTGTTTTTTCATAATAAAGAATGGTTTTACAGCATATGAATATCCAGACGTTTCGTCATTCGTAAATGAAAAAAACGAAAAAATAAAATGTGTTACTATGTTGCGTGAGAACAAACAACAATTGAAAGGAAAGAAAATAAAAAATATTAAGGAACACGTAGAAAATGAACTGGTGAATTGTTCAAAAATCACAATGAAAACATTTATAGCACTTTGTATTGTTGCTAACATAAATGTATTATATATTCAAAAACGCAAGTGTTTTGAAATGATATTTGATGAAGACTCGCCAATTCATGTAGTTCATGATATGTTGAATGATAAATATTGTTATGAAGTAGATGCATCAAAAGAACAGATAATTCATTATCGTAAAACAATGTTTAAGTGGGAAAGTATTGAAAAACCATTAAAAGCTGTTGGTTCGTATACTTCGGATGAACTAGTTGAGTTATCTAAACAGTTAGGATTAGAAACAATGAAAAATGGAGAAAACAAAAAGAAGACCAAGAATGAATTATATGAACAAATAGTATTGAACTTGTAACTTTATTTATGTAGTTTCATTTTTTGGTATATAATAATATTTTTTATAAAAATTGATTATAATATAAAAAATATGTGTTAATATAATATAATATGACAAGTATAGTTCAAAAAGAAGAAATTTTAGAACCAGAAACACAAAAATATGACAATATGAATAAAGAGAAAGAAAGTCGTACTTCAAAGGAGGGAAAAAGAGAGTATAAAAAATCAAACAAGACTCCACAAGAACAACTAGAAGATATGATTTCTTTATTCATGAGTAACAAACCATATGAAAAAAATTTACTATTGAACCACGAATTAGAAGTACGTTTTGGTACCCGTGGTATTAAACCATTGAATAAAATAGATTATAACAATGTCATTCAAAAAATTAAATCGTTAGGTTTTACTTGTGTAAATGAAGAAGGTTCATATATGTTACGTGTTCAAAATGAATTTTTAGATTCATCAACTGGTCGTTTTAAAATGTCTAACATAAGAACAGAGATTCGGGGTTTTCAAACAATTCAAGATTACTGTAAGCATAATGACTTGAAAAGACTAATGTCTTCAAGTATATATTCTGGAAATAATCTGGACTTTCATAAAAAGATGCTTTACCGAAAAACTGGCACTTCTGAAAATGTGTTTCCACTTAATTTTGATGACTTTAATTTTAGAGTTTCATATCAAACAGAAGAGTCACTAAGGTCAAATTCGGGTGTTGTGAAAAATATGATTGAAAATTGGGAAAAATCAAAGAAAATATTCAGATACATAAACCGTGTCACTTTTACACATCCAGAAATTCCAATTAAAGTAGATATTAGTATTGTAAAAAATTCAACTACTAAAGATAAAAGAGTCATTCCAGTGTATACAACTAGTGAGTCGGGAGTATTTGAAAATGCCGAAGTATATGAAATTGAGTTAGAAGTTAATAATTCTATGATTGGTCCCGGAACATTGTATAATGAATCAAGTAATTTATTAGTTGCGCTAAAAAAGTCAATTAAATACATTATGATGGGACTACAAGGAACAAATTATCCTATTTCATATCCAGAACAAGCCGAAGTTTTACAAGAATACATGAAATTAGTACATAGAGAAAGTGGTGACTATAATCCAGACAAACGTATTTACCCAAGTGACTTTATTGGTCCATCATCATATACTTTACAGTTGCAAAATATCATTCCGTTGAATGATAATAATAATGTTCCCAATATTCGTAAAGACTATTCAGTTACTGAAAAAGCAGATGGTGAGAGACACTTGATGTTTATTTCAAAAAAAGGGAAAATCTATTTATTGAATACGAATATGAAAGTATTATTTACCGGTGCAGAGACGGAAAACTTTGAAATGTTTAACTCCATTATAGATGGTGAAATAATTTTACACGACAAACACGGAAAATTCATTAATTTATATGCTGCGTTTGACATATATTTCAAAGAAGGGGTTGATGTTAGAAAACATGGTTTTACTCCTAAAAAAGTAGATGATGTAAAAATTCTGTTTCGTCTAACACTATTAAAAGAGTTGATTAAAAATTTAAAACCTAAGTCTGTTGTGAAAGCAAAAGATGATAAACATAAAGATGTTATAATATCACCAATACGTATTGAGTGTAAGAAATTTTATTGGGTTACAATGAATCAAACTGAAAATGTGAATACAAAATATACAATATTTACTCTTTGTAACGCTATTCTAGAAAAAGAACGGCAAGGGTTATTTGAATATAATACGGATGGTTTAATATTTACTCCCGAAAATATGGGAGTTGGTGCAGACCGTGTCGGAAAAGCGGGTCCACTTACAAAATCAACATGGGATTACTCATTCAAATGGAAACCACCACAGTTCAATACCATTGACTTTTTAGTAACTACTAAAAAAGGTGATACTGGTGCAGATTTAGTTACACCAATATTTCAAGAAGGGGTTGCTGTAAATACTCCTATACAGTTGAATGAATACAAAACAATTATTCTACGATGTGGATTTGATGAAAAGAAACATGGATTTTTAAATCCTTGCCAAGATGTTATAGAAGATAAATTGCCAAGTGTAAACGATATTGACAATGAAGATGGATATAAACCAGTTCAGTTCTTTCCAACTGACCCTTATGACCCAAGCGCCGGAATAACAAATATTATGTTGGAAAAAGATGACACTGGTGTGAATCAAATGTTTACAGAAGAAAGAGAAGTCTTTGGAGATAACACCATAGTAGAATTTCGTTATGAACTAAACAATAAAAAAGAATGGTGTTGGGTTCCTTTAAGGGTTCGTTTTGATAAAACAAATGAACTACGACAAGGATTAAAAAATTTTGGTAATGCATACCATGTTGCAAATAGTAACTGGCATTCTATTCATAATCCAATTACGGAGCAAATGATATGTACTGGTAAAGATATTCCAGAAGAAATTGTAGACGAAGATGTTTATTATAATAGGGGAGTGTCATCTACAAAAACTAGAGGACTTCGTGACTTTCACAATTTATTTGTAAAAAAGTCATTAGTATCACAAGTTTCAAAAAAAGGAGATACTTTGATTGACTATGCGTGTGGTAAAGGCGGAGACTTTCCAAAGTGGATAAAAGCAAAACTGTCTTTTGTATTTGGAATTGATATTTCTAAGGATAATTTGGAAAATCGTATAGATGGCGCATGTGCAAGATTTTTAAAATATAAAAAAACTACAAAGTCAATGCCATATGCATTATTTGTAAATGGAAATAGTAGTGCAAATATTCGTTCTGGAGCAGCAATGTTGAATGATAAAGCAATGCAAATAACTCGCGCCGTATTTGGCGAAGGTCCAAAGAGTGAAGAAAAATTAGGAAAAGGTGTATATCGTCAATATGGAGTTGGTGAAAGTGGATTTGACATATCATCTTGTCAATTTGCGTTGCATTATTTCTTTGAAAATCAACAGACATTTCAAAATTATATGAGAAATTTAGCAGAATGCACCAAGTTAAACGGATATTTTATTGGTACGAGTTATGATGGTAAAAAGATATTTAATTTATTGAAAAACAAAAAAGAGGGTGAAAGTGAGTATATATATGATAATGATGTCAAGGTATGGGAAATTCAAAAAGAATATTCCGAAACAACATTTGAAGATGATATCACTAGTCTAGGATATAAGATAAATGTTTACCAAGAATCAATCAACAAAATGTTTCCAGAGTATTTAATTAACTTTGATTATCTACATCGTATACTAGAAAATTATGGTTTCCAATTAGTAACAAGAGATGAAGCAAAAGAAATGGGATTACCAAATGGCACTGGAATGTTTCAAGACTTGTATAATTTAATGGAAGAAGAAGTTAAACGAGACCGTTACAAAAAAAAGGAATATGAAAATGCATTAAATATGACATCGTATGAAAAAAAGATATCATTTTTGAATAGATACTTTGTGTATAAAAAAATAGCGCACGTAAATGCAGAAAAAGTTTCTATTGAGTTGATGGAAGAAACTATCAGTGAGGGTAAAGAAAATAAAGAGAAAAAAGGAAAAACAACTGAAAAAAAATCTAAAAAACCTCTAAAAGGGACAACCAAACCAAAAGTGAAAAAATTAACTCAAGTGTTGGTATTAGAAGACAGTGAAGAAAATGAAGTTGAAAAGGTTCAACTCCCAACCCAAGTTGTAGAGGAAGAAAAAGTAGTAGAACAAAAAGAGGAAATAGTTCCACCGGTAAAAAAACCAAGAAAACCTTATACAAAAAAATTAGTAATCGGTAAAGAAACAGAAATAAAAGACATTCAAAATATAGAAGAACAACCACAACCAAAAAAAGCAAAAAAAGCAAAAAGTAAAAATGTAAATTTTATAATTGAAGAATAATGAAACAATTTGACTTAAAAATAAATTAATATATAATAACAAAAATCAATTTAAAATGAGTTATTATATATTACCAAAAAAACATAATACAATAGATATAAATCCAAAATTAGTTGAATATAGCGATGAAATAATATTGAAACCAGTAGTTTCACATTCATTAATTCATTATTCAAATATAGTTACCCAACAAATAAATAGTTACTTTGATAACAACATAAATGATGTAAACAACTCAATAAACTATGATATTATTTGCAAAATAATAAACCCATATGAATTTATTTTTTCAAAAGTACCCGGACTGAAATATTCGGTTAGCAAATTAAAACCACAAAACAATATTTTTTTTATTATTATGGAAATTATGTATAATTTTAATATTTTTGAAAATATGAATGATAATATAAATACAATACACCTAGGAAAAAATTCTCATTCAATTATTGATTGTATGAACATTATGAGGGAGTACTACAATGATAATCATATTTTTTTTGAATTAAATGAGTCAAGTAATATTAATGATTTATTTAAAAAGTATAATGAAATGAAATCATTAAATATACAGAAACAGAGTATAGACTTTTTATATTTTGAGTTGAACAATAAAATTTATTTAAACACTAATAACTACATAAGTGGTTTAATTGTTTTTTTACAGTTAATATTGACCTACCAAAAAGAAAATGGAGTGACTATTATAAAAATTGATAATGTTTTTTATAAACCGATAATTGATGTGTTGTATATATTAACTTCTTTGTTTGATAAAATATATATTGTAAAACCAAATACAACAAATATTATTACAAACGAAAGATATTTAGTGTGTAAACATTTTAATGTTAAAACGAATGAAACACTAGTAAATAACTTGGAGTTATTAATAAAAACATTAAATAGTAGTGATTATATAGTTGAGTCATTAATAAATGAAAACTTGTCTGCTTATTTTATGAATAAAATAGAAGACTCAAATATAAATATAGGTCATCAACAAATAGAACATTTGGATTTATTATTGCACATTATAAAAAATAAAAACAGAGATGAAAAAATAGATACAATAAAAAAAAATAATATTATAAAATGTATTCAATGGTGTGAAAAATTTAAAATACCACATAACAAATTTGTTGATAAAATTAACATATTTTTACCATCTATTGAAAATAATTTATACGAAAATAACGAAATTAATTTTCCAAATGATACAGTAGAGTCTTCACTATAAAAATTTTAATAAAATTAACTCCAATTTGTACTGATACCGTTATTAGCAACAGTTGGTCCAGCGCTAAGGTTTCCAGTATTGCTAACACTTTTATATAAATAATCATCTGAGTTTTTAAAACAAGTCTTAGGGTTGTCTTGTTGTTTGTACATGAATGGATAATATGGATTGGGTCTGCAAGTTGGAGTTTTAGTTTTATAAATTAATGGTGTAAATGGTTGACCGCCTTCATTAGCATAAACACTTGCAAAACCAGACCCTTTTAATATATTATTTTGGTATACATTTTTCTCAATAGTTGTTAATCCTAGTTTCAAGGTACGAGTACTACTGGATACACCACCTTGTACAGCAAATTGAGGATTACTTGGTTTATATACAACTAATTTGCAACCTCTTGGATTACTTGGTCCATTTAGTGACATTCCAGAATAAGGATTCAATATAATATTTTTAAATATTTGGTTAGCTTGTACACTATTTCCAGATGGTAATGTATTTAAGTAGTTAACAAAACCGGCGATTGTTTTTATTGATTGTGTATAAAAGTATGAAACATCTTCATCACTTAGCGTTCCATTGCTTTTCATTATTTCATATGCAAAAATAATAAGGTCTGCTTCAGTAAAATCATTTAGTCCAGTGTTTGGATAACAGTTACCTACATATAAATTTTTACTACTATATGGAGAACCGGGTTTTGCAAATTTGCTCAAAGATTCTACTGTAGAGTTACTATTAATACTTTCAGTTCCAGAATAAAAATTAAAAACTTTTTGGTCGTATGTTTGGCATCTATTTTGTCTATATTGTTCAAGTGTAGTGTAGTAATTTTTCTTTAGATTTGTACTTGCTGGTCTTACTCTTAGTAATGCTTTTCGCTGTTCATTACAACAATTTTGAGGAGTTTCACATACGGGTAAAGGGTTATTTGTTAGGTAGTATTCTGGATAGTAATTTGTTACTAAACCAATACCTTTACAGTTTATACAATCTTTGTCTAGTTTAGTTGTTTCACTTACCTCATCAGTTGAATTTTGTTTTACTGAATACTGTCCGGGGTAGTCAAGTGTTTGTCTAATTAAAGAAGATGAAGTAGAGGATTTTACTTGACGATTTGTATTAATTTCAACATAGTCATTCGGATTTTCTGGATTAGTAACTATTATAGGAACAGAAGTAGTTGTTCCTTTTCGGTACTGCCATTTTAAAGGGCGAGGTAACCCAAAACCAGTTGGATATACGTTTGTTGGATCCTTATTAGTTAATGGACGAATATTACCAGAAGTAATTGCTGCGGGGTTGCTATACATTCCGGAACCTTTCCAAGTTACATATCCGCCTACATTTGATCTATTATTATAAGAACCCATTCCTTGTGGGAGAGGAGATGTTAAAGTTGTCATTATTTATATATAATTATATAAAATTTTCTTATAACAATATATATAAAATATGTATAAAGTGTTAGTTAATAGTTTAATTGTTTTTTTTGTGGTTTTGATATTTTATCAGATTTATTTAAATAATTCAAGAGTTTTTGAAAGTTTTGAAGGTTCAAGTGATAGTGTTATGATACTTAATTCTCAAATTAAAGATGTTAAAAGTGATATAACCACTATGAAAAAAGATATTGCTGATTTAAAGGATAACGTTGTTGTTCTAAATAATCAAGTAAAAGCAATGAATAGTAAAAATAGTGAAGATGTTAAAAATGCTACACAAGGACCACCTCTAACACTAACAAGTGCAGTTAGTTAAAAATATAACTAATTTTAAACTTTTACTTTTTAATCAAGTAAATTAATAATTAAAATTTCTATTTATATATTAAGATGCCCAAAATAAAAGTTCCAAAACCAGCAAAACCAAAACCGCCAAAAAAAATTAAAATTAAAGCACCAAAAAATCCATTTAAAAAAAAAAGTGGAGGTAGTAGTAAACCAAAAGGAGCAGCAGCCGTAGCAGCAAGTTTATCTACTTCTAACCAGTGTGCAGGCTTTAAACCTACTGGAAATATTTTTCAAGATTCGCTTTCTAATGCAAAGTGTCTTGAAGAAAGTTTAATGGGTCCAACATACCCTTATTGGAAAAATATTAGAAATCCATCAGAATTAGGAATGTCTGATAAAGGTTCAATTTCTGTTATGGCTAAAGATGTTGCTGGACTAATTAATTATGTTGAAGTACTTGTTACCGGTAGCGGTAAAGCAAGTAAAACAGGAAAACCTTTAGGAAATAAATTTTTTCTAAAAACTGGAGCAAAGTGTATGGATGATAAAAAAAAACTTCAAGATAGATACATTTACGTAAATAATGTTCCTTTAGGAAATGTTCCATTCATTTCATCTGGAATGGGTACAAATTTCAAAAACTTAAGAGGATTACTACCCGGAACAATGAATAACTTAAACACACTTAATCCTTTTGAAGTTATACAAGGTTTTAGTGCGGGGGGAACACCTCCTTGTCAAAAAGTAACACTACAAACAATTAACACTGATAATAAGACATCTAAAGAAACACACTATATGACAAAACTTGACCTTCAGTCAATGGACCCTTGTAATTTTATGGATGGTAAAAATCCAATTACGAATAAAAAATGTAAACAAGCATTTGGTAACATTACAAATTATTCAAATGAATATTATAATGACGATGAATACTACACAAGCAATGAAGAATATTATGATAGTGATGATTCTAGTGACTATGATGAAGAAGACACTGATGAGGACTCACTATTCAGTTTACCTAAAGACCCAATTGTACAAATTTATTTGGCGTGTTTGGGCATTCTTGGAATTTATATTTTGTATCGCATTATGATGAAGAGTAAAAAATAATTCAATATGTCACATTTTTACAAAACAAAATGTCATATATTAAAATTGAACAATTATATAAGGGTGTTATATTCATATGCGTATATACTTTTTACATTTTTTTACTTTTTCTGTGATGTCTTAATTTTCTAGTACGTCTTCTTCTACCCGCAATTTGACGTTGTTGTCCGTATTGAGACTGTTGTGGTTGTGACTGAAATCCAGAAGAAGATGGACTACTTGAAGATGAAGAACCAAACAAGTTAGATATACTACTTGTTAAACCAGATGTTAAACTTTTTGCTTTATTCGTTATACCACTAAACCATCCAGATGTGGTGTCAGAACCAGATGTAGAACTGCTATCAAACCAACCACCTCCTCGTTGACTTTTACAACGATATCTTCTTTTACTATAATTTTTTTTTGGCATATATTATATTAAAAGAAAATTTAATATAATAAACAATACAATTTGACTTATATATTTTTATTATAATTTACAAATTAACTGTAAAGTTATTTTTTAAGAACAAGTTTTACTAATTGGAATGCTGCTAAAGCACCAGCAATTTCAGCAACAATATAAGGAATAATATCTTTTGATGGAATTTTACCAGAAACGAGTAAAACAATTGCTACGGCGGGGTTAAACGCACCACCAGAAATTGCACCTCCAAGTAATACAGCAATTGCTAAAGCAGCGCCGATTGCTAAATAGTTACCAGTTGCTAAAATAACGAAAACAAGAAATAAAGTTCCTAAAAATTCAACAAGGTACTTGTTCATTTATATATTTACTCCATAAAATTTTTTTTATTTTTATATTTTTAATTCATTAAATAGATATCCTTTATTATTAATAAGTTTGACTTACTAAAGAACCCCAAGCGCATACTCTACCATTACACAAACTAGTATTATAAATTGACCCTTTTTTTGCAGGAGCAACACAACCACCAGCTCTAGCAAATTTCAATGCAGTCTTAACATCATTTCTATTGTAATTTTTATACGTCAAAAAAGCATCGTTTGGTAAACCTTGCTTAAACGAACTTTTACCTACAGCAGCACTTTTGCGCGCAGAAGTATACATGGATGAACATTTTGGAGCGTTATATTTTGTTGACTGTGATACTAGAAAACTTTTTTGTAAATTTGCTGAGTATGTAGTGTTAGGTGGAAGATTTGAGTGCATTTGAGTTCCGACTCCCATATTATTTTCAGTAGTGCGTGTTCTTAAATACTGACGACGTGCATTTGAAAATTCACTTGCACCATCAGATGGATAAAACTGTGGAGGATTTGGATGTTTTCCAGGCAAAGCACCGTAATTGTGACGTTCCATCATTAAAGGAGTTTGACTTGTACTTAATGGTCCAATCACTGGGGCACTTGCATATCCTCCACTCATATAAGGAATATTCGTATATTGTTTGTATGCAATCGTTGTCATTTATTATAAATGACGAAAATAATAATAATAATAAATTTTAAATACTATTATTATTCTTAATGATATATAATAAAAAATTAGCAAACTATAATTTTAAAATCTTCTAATTGCTCTCCAAGCACTTTGAGATGCTGAACTTTGGTCACCACCGTAAGATGCGTCGTTATAATTTTTATTAACTGCTTTTTGTTTAGCATATCTAGTATAGTCCGAACTATCATAAACATATTTTACATTACAAGCAGAAGGTGGAATTCCAGAACCATCGCAGTTGTCTTGAATGTGTCCGAAACCTTTTTTTAATCCGTGTAAGTTAGGACGACTTTGAAATGTTTGACAAGGACCGCCACAAGAATAATATTGACGACCTAATAAGTCACCTGCGTTATTGATTGCGCGAAAAGGACTCGTAACTGATTGTTGATTATTTACTTTTCTGGCGTTGTTTGTATTCCACGCATTCTTTAAAGTAAAACGGGTTTCGGCAAACTCATTGTTGTTATTTGTTGTAATCAGCGCTTGGGGAATAAATCCGGGTAACCCTCCTCCTAATTTACTTCCTGGGTATATATTTACAAAATTTGTTAGAGTTCCGGTAAAACTATGATTTGTATTGAAAGACGCTTGAGTTCCTGGCATATATATATCAACTATATAAAAATCTTCTAAACTAATAAAATTATCAAAATATAATATATTATAATTATATGTTGGTAAAAATACTTACTACCATTTTTATTTTAATGTTCCTTGATTCTATTTACTTTTATATAAACAAGGATTTTCTTTCCCAACAAGTTTTAGACGTCCAAGGAACACCCGTATCTTTGAATTTATTTCCCGCATTTTTGTGTTATATTGCTTTAGCATTTGGTGTTAATTATTTCATTTTGAGAGAAAAGAAGTCATTACTGGATGCGTTTTTACTGGGCGTCGTCATTTATGCGGTTTATGAAACCACAAATAAAGCAACTTTTAAAAAATGGACCTATAAAATTGTTTTGCTAGACACTTTGTGGGGTGGTATTTTATTCACCCTTGCTACAATTATAATGAGAAAAATATACAAGTTTTAATCACGACGACGATGACGACGCACTTTACGTGTTGTTTTTCGTTTTGATTTACGCGACTTTTTTGAAGACTTTCTTAACTTCCTTGATTTTCTTCTCTTTATACCTCCAATCCTTTTTATATTTGGCGGTAGTTCTTCGTTTGTATCTTCAACATCAAAATCTAATGCAACTGGATAGGTAGGCATATCATCTTGTTTATCAATAACATATTTTTTCTCTTCGCTTCTGTTCAACACTAACTCCATCGGAGTAGGAAGAAATGGATTCACACCTTCTGGAACTGGTTTGCTTGGTGTTATGTCTAATAGTTGTTTAACATCTGAAATTTCTCTTTTATTTTGTAATTCTGTTATCCCGTCACTATTATATTGTAATTCTGTTAACCCGATTAATGCTAACTTTTCGTCTTTTGATAATGATTTGATTTTAGAAGGAGGTTCCGTATATGGCGCACTTTGTGCTGAACGAGAATTACGTGATTCTTGTTTTTTTTCTCGGTCTCTTCTTATCTTTTTTTGGTAATATGTTAATTTTTCTTGTGGTTCTGGTGCGGGTTTGAATCTATTTGGATTAGCAATCAATATTCTGGATTCATTTTGTTGACTTTCACTCATTTATATATTTGTATATTATTTTCTCTCTTTAATATAAGAAATAAAGTAAAAATGTCGTCAAATATATCAAATATTATTCATATTTTATCAATTATACTACCCTTTTCAAACGAAACCGCAATTGTATTAACTGAATCTGGATATAGTCAGTTCAAAGATTTTTATAAAGTGTGTTTTGATAGGTCATTGCTTGGAAAAAATTCGTCTAAATTACAAAAGAAGTTAAAAGACAAAATTTGCACAAAAAAAGACTACATTCATAAAATTTTAGTTGATTTACTTGCCTATTTAGGAATTATACTAAACATTGGAAAAAATACCATCACTTATGGATATGCCACCGGAGTAGTTACTGGACTTCTTTTAATATTTTATTCCATTATTCTACCAAATATGTTTTTAGGATTTACTACTCACAAAATAATGGATATCTTGAAATTACACACCCCTCTTGCCCACGTTGCAGTGGGTGTCACTTTAATTACCTTGTTAATTTTACTTACATTATTTTCTGAAACAGTCGTTCAAAATTTAATGAAGAAAATCAAAATAGATCCAGAGACTGAGAAAAATACACAGTCTTAAAATTATAATATTATTTTATTTTATGAGCAATACAATAATATTTACGATCGGTCGTATGAATCCACCCACACCGGGTCATATGGGATTAATTAAAAACTTGATTGAAAGAGCAATACAATTTGGAGAAAATAAAGTGGGAATTATTTTATCCCACAGTGTTGATTCTGAAAAGAATCCATTAGAGTGTAAAGAAAAAAGAGAATTTATATTATCTGGAATGATTGACGCTTTGAAAGATCAAATGAAGAGAGAAGGTCGTTTCCCTCCAGATAAAATTGATGAAACACAAGTGGTTATTGTTTGTATGGACGACCCCACTCCAGAAGAATTCGGAAAACATCCTATCTTAAAATCATTTAATGCTTTGTTTACTCAATTTGGTTATGTAAAACCACACGCATATTTAATTGTTGGTCAAGACCGTGCAGTTGACTACGGTTGGATTGAAAAAAGTTTAGGTGATAAAGTGATGTCGTATCAAGTTGAACCATTGCCAAGACCAGAAGGTGCTATGTCAGCAACCGAGATGAGAGGATATGTTAAAAGCGGAGAATATGACACATTTATGGGAAAAATGAGAGAAACGGGTATCCCAGATGAAAAGTCTGCAGAGTTATACGAAAAAGTCACATTTGGAATGAGCAGACCTCCTCCCCTAAAAAAGAAACCAACTAAAAAAGGCGGTAAAACAAACAAGCGGAGAAAACAACGAAAAATAAAACGCAGAAAATCAAGAAAAGTGCACAAATAAAATTGTTGTTTTTATTATTTTCGTTTATTAATATATGTCGGACAAAGAAGTTCACACAGATATATATGATTACCTAAAACCAGAAAATAAAGACGACGGTATAGATAAGAAAAAAAGAAATAATTTTGCCTTTACAGACTTTAAAAAAAATAAAAAAGCATTCAAAAATAGAAAAGATTTAGACCATTCTATTTTCCACACCACAAATTTGCATCAAGTTAATTTTGAAAAGTCTAATCTTGAAGACTCCAAATTTTTTAATGCGGATTTACTAACCACTAATTTAAAAGATGCAAATCTTAAAAATTCTAAAATTCAATGGGGAACTGTAGATGGCGCTAATTTTGAAGGTGCCGACCTTGAAGGTGTAACATTTGAAGGAGTTCACGGTTTAGATCGTGCAAATTTTAAAGGAACTGTTTTTGAAGGCAAACCTGGATACGGTGAAAATTACACTGGAATGTCTCTCTTTGATGAGGTAGCTGAAAAACGAAAAGCATTTCTAAAACAAAGACGACTAGAAAAAAAAGCAGCGCTTGAAGGAACTGCCAAAGGCGTTACGAAACGACACCGACGACACAAAAAGAGAAAAAGTCGCTCAACAAAAAGAAGAAGATAATTTCTGTTTATTATAATAAAATATTCATTATATATATAATGAATTTTTTTGGTCCCGCGTATGATAAAAATGTAGAAGTTTCTTGCATTCCTCAAAATAAAAATGGAGAAGTTAAGCAAATCGGAGAAAGTGTCAAGTATATTGAAAAAGAGTATACACAAGCTGTTCCTATGAAAGTTACAAATGACACGTATCAAACACTTGGAGGGTACCCTACAAAAACTATTAATAAATACTATGTATTAAAAAAACATCTTGACAAAATAAAAAATGCAACCATAGATAGTTTAGAAGTTGTTCGTATGAACTCACAAGTTGTAAAAAATGGTAATACTTATAAAGACGATAATTTTTCTGTTATTTATAAGTTGTCCACAAGTGAAGGTAAAGTAATATCGGGGGTTTCCAGTAACACTGGTTGTTTTCACGATAAAATATTTTTTATAATAAATGACGCTACTTCATCAAGTACTGGGGGTAGAAAGATGAATAAGAATACTAGGAGAAGAATGTCAATTAAAAAACACAAAAAAACTAGAAAGACTTACCGTAAAAAGTCGCGTAAAAATCGCAAATAAAAAACACGATGAAACAGTGTTCTTTATATTTTTAGTGACTACATTTTTTTGGTGGTTATATTTTTTTTTATTTTTACATAAATGATAAATTCTTCGTCATCTGGTTTTGTAAAATGATACCATTCTGGTTTTCCTCGTTTTTTCCACGAAGCAATTCGTTGTTTATCTGGTGTTTGATAATATTTACGATATGACTCCACGGGGTCGTCACTTTTGCATTCTTTGGGCATTGCTAAAGCAAAAGGTGTTAGTCCTACATTGGGAAACTTGTCAGCAGATGGCGCGTATTTTCTCAAATATTGTGCAACTATATATGACTTGTGCATTTTTTCGGCTGGATGGTCATAACGATATTTCCATTCGTTGTGCATTGCTTCAACCAAATTTAGCGTCCAAATATAATTATCTAACGATGCTCGCATCCAAATAGTTACTGGGTGATTTTTATGTGCGATTTTATATATTTTGATTTTATCCTTGACTGGATTTTCGGGGTCCACAATTTGAATAGTCGTACAAAGCATTTGAACTGCTTCTAATAAAATTTTAGAAACGTGTTTGTCAAACATACATTCTACACATTCTTGAAAACAAAGAGATAGAATAAATAGATTCATTCTTTCGTAAATTGATTTAAATTGAAATACTTTTTATGCATTAGAAAAAAGTTGGAGATTTAAATCAATTTTTTTATAAAATAGTATTTAAACTTACACAAAAGACGCGTATGCAATCGGAGGTGCTGATAATTCTGCTTCTGCAGTTGGTGTTTCATTTATAATTTGTTTTTTAAAAAAAGGTTCACTATAAATCCAATTTATTAATACTTGCCTCAACATATCTTCGGTTATTCCATAGTCTGTAACAACTTGTGCTGAAATCTCTAAATAACTTCCAAATTCTTCATAGTTATCTACGGTTAAAAGTCTATCTAGTCTATTCATAAATAAATCATCAAAATCTACATTTTCATAAAATGTAGTATGCAGACGAAGTATTTCCATAATCATTATTTGTTTATTCTTTGCATTTGTAATATTGTCCAACACTTGAATAATCACGGGTTTAAATCCAAACATACGATATACGTGACTTATTTTAAATTTAGAAAAAAATGTATTCATCAATATTTTTAATTTTTTTACTATTAGTAGTAAAAAAAATTTTTTATATTCTTTATATATATATATATGTCAAAATCTAAAAAAATAATAAACAGAAAATATAAAAAAAATACGAAAAAATCTAAAAAAAATAGAACAAAAAAATCACGAAAACATCGTGCAAAAAAGATGATGGGCGGAGCAGAAATAGTTGGCCAATGTAGTATTTGTTATGAGGAAATGTTAGATAATGAAAAATTAATTACGTGTTTAAACACGATAGGTCCACAACATACATATCATCAAAAATGTATATTGGATTGGTGTGCTCGTTCCAAGAACATAGTAGGGTGTAGATGCCCAACGTGTGAAAGTTTTTTTGGATATGTTTATATTGATATCGACGAATTATACACATATATAACAAGTAGAATTCCTAGCACCGGAGTTACGTATAATAATTTAGTAAATTTATTAGAACCATTTGTAGGAACTGATAGATTAGAAACAGAATGTCAAAATTATATTATGGTATTTGTCAATAATAACGGTAACTATTCATTTAATGGATTTATTTTTGTAAATAAAAATGAAAAGGGTCCTATAAAAAACAATAACCGTATTAGTGGTATAACAAATAATTTCAATCCTAATAATATATATCTTAGGTTTGTTTATGATGCTGAGATGGAATTTTTACTATTAAGGTTATATATTGAAGTTGATGAAAATAATAATGGTAAAGTAGTTCAAGAAGAAACTATTGTGACATATTGATGAAAATAATAATGGTAAAGTAGTTCAAGAAGAAACTATTGCGACATAATTACTTAGTTACTCGTCATCAGTCTCGGAGCAATATTCATTGTCATTAATTCTTGGAACAATAATTTACAAGCATACGGTATTTCAACATAGGAGAAGTCCACTCTATTTTCACAAGTTCGGCAAATATGAATATGCATCTCATCATTGTATGTTGCAATCATTCCACATTTATTACAAGAATAAACATGGTATTTATCTGACGCGTCATACATACGACCTCTAGTAAAACGCGATGCACCATGTGATATCATTGCATCTCTTTCCATCTCACCAAAACGAAGACCACCATCACGACTACGACCTTCTGCCGGTTGTCTCGTCAAATTCACCATTGGACCAATAGAACGCGAATGTTGTTTATCATTCACCATATGTTTCAGTCTTTGGTAGAAGATTGGACCCATAAAGATACTGCATTCATGTTGTTCTCCAGTTAATCCGTTATGCAATAATTCGTTTCCGTGACCTTCATATCCAAGTTTAATTAACTCGTCACATACTGTTTTGACATCTAGTTCACCGAAACTTGTTCCGTCTCCAAACAATCCTAGTTGAACCAACACTTTCGTCATTAAAGTTTCTTTCAAATGTGCAATTGTCATACGAGATGGAATTGCGTGAGGATTTAGAATAATATCTGGACGAATACCAGATGCAGTAAACGGCATATCTTCTTCTGGAATAATGTTACCAATGGTACCTTTTTGTCCACTACGCGATGAAAACTTGTCACCAATCACTGGTTTTCTCACTGTTCTTAGACGCACCTTCGCAAAATTATAACCGTCACCATTACGGTCAATATAATTCTTATCTATATACGTCTCTTCATCTGTTCTATGAATACGACTTTGGTCTTCATATTTAATTAACTTGGTATGGTCGTTACGATTTTCTTTAATTGGTGTGATTTTCGCAATAATTACGTCACGATTTTCTACGAGTGTATTTTCTGGAATGACACCACGATTATTGACTTTGTTATAATTCGCAAATTTCATTCCTTTCGTTTTAGTAGGATCTGGTTTGCAGCGAATCTCTTCATCACCATTAATTTTTTGTTTGTCTTCATCTTTTTCAGTGTGATAAATTGTTGCTTGGAATAATCCTCTGTCAATAGACCCTTTGTTAATCAACAATGAATCCTCTTGATTATAACCCGTGTGGGTCATAATTGCAACAACTACATTGAAACCAGATGGAATATTATTAATTTTAATCATATCCATAATACGTGTGTCTACTAATGGACGTGCCGGAGTATTCAACACATATGCTGTTTTATCCATACGATTATCAAAGTTGGTGACATACACACCCATTGCTTGTTTTGCTTGCGCACAGTTACTTGACAAGAAATTATTTCCAGCTATAAAACTATGATTTTCAGATTCAACTGTTATATCAGATATTTCACAATTATCCACTTCAGTAATACTCTCTAAAGGAACAAACATCATATTTTCTTTTGTTTTTATTTTTTCTTCTAACCAATTATCAATATTATTTTCTTTTAAATTAGGACACGAAATTTTTCTAGAATTTTTATAACTACGAATAACATCTGAAACATAAGAGACTTTTAAACCCATTTCATTTGCAATTGATGTATTTGTCATTTTTTTATCGTGGTAGTTTCTAATTGTTTCAATCATCGTTTTATGTTTTTCAATAAGACAATTTTTATATTTTAAAAATTCAACTATTTTTGCACTAGTTATATTTTTTGTATATGAATATCTGTAACCAACATTATCAAAATATTTTATTAAATTATTATAGTTATCTGAAATTTTATATGCTATTTTAACTCTATTATCTTGGTCAGTTACTTTTGCTTCAGTTATTTTAATAATTTCAATATCAAGTTCTTTCAATAAAACAACTATTTGTTTCATAAAATGCATCAAGTTATCCTTGTAAATTGGATTTACTTGTTGTGATGTTTCTGCGCAAATAAAATTATACCCTTTTTTATGTAACTTGTTATATCTTATTTTGCAACCATCTCCACCTTGAAAACCACTTACAAATTCTCTTTTAATCAACTGTGTGCCATTCATAATCCAGCTAGGTATTTCTTTTCTTGCAGTTTCTGTCTTTTTTCCATAAGATACACCTAGAGATATTAATAGTGCTGGTAACAAACCTTGATGGTGTGCTGTAAAAGTACTATGTGTTCTATTATTAAACGTTCTTGAACCCGCATATGGCGTACATTTCAAAAATCCACAAAATGAAATATCATTTTCAAATTCTGTTATATCTTGGTTTGTACCAAAGTCAAAACAGCATGATACCACTTTTGCGTTATGTCTAACGTATACGTTTATAGAACCATCTGCAAGTAAATATCCTAATATTCTGGACAGTATAGGTAATTTATTATTGTTATTGTACATTGGTAACAAATTCAATTTTTCTAATTTTTTTACATATTTATTAACAAGCGAGTCTTTTATTCCGACCTCTTTCATAATATTTACAAAAGAACATTCATCCAATATACATTCAACATTATCTACTCTACTATTCACTTCATTAGAATTCACATATATACCAATTTTATTTTCTATCGGAGAATGAATCATTTCTCTTACTTCACGCCATCCATCATATGTCATAAACTTATGGTCGTCTGTTGCTACTATTTCGCGACCACTCAACGTGGTTAATTTGTATATTTTTTTATCAGTTTTTCTAACATAATGATTTACTACAATTGTTTTTGAAATTTCCATTGTTTTGGGATTAAATGATAAAACTTCATCACCAATATTAATGTCGCATATTTTTTTTCTAGAATAATCCGACATTAACACGGTTTCATTTTTGTCTAAACACTGATACGTGTTTCTAGGAGACTGGTTATGTTCTGGAAATGGTATGCACGACGCTAACACACCAAAGATTGTACTTGGATGAATTTCGCAGTGAGTATATTTGAAAATATTATCTCCTTTGTTTTTTCCTTCGTAATCAGTATTCAACAAATCCTTAGGTTTCATCGCTAACATTGACCGCGCTTGTTCTTCTGGGTCAATGTATTCTATAATTGACTCTTCAATGTTGCAGTTCGTCATCAAATCATTCCAACCTAGTTTGTCACTTTTGATACCATGAATGACTTCGCTTGTAACAAGTATATTATTATCGCGAACACGTAACAATGGACGAGTTAGTCGTCCGGCATCATTACATACACGAATCTCATTGAACTTGTAATCAAATATAACTGAAGTATATACATTGATAATGCCTTTATATTTTTTGTCTTTTAAATTCTGATACAATTCCAATGGGTTTTCACTAATTCCAATCCAGTTACCATTTACAAATACTTTAGTTTTGTTAAACATTTCTTTAGGTGTCAAATTTTGTACTGGAATAATATGTGGTTGCACATAATCGTAGATTGGCAAACTATTAGAATGAATGGTGACATGAGTCATATAACTCAAATTTTTTACAACACCAACTGAAGCTCCTTCCGGCGTCTCCGCTGGACACAAGAACCCCCAAGACGTATTATGTAGTTTGCGCGGTGGGATTAACTTACCACTTTTATCCACTGGTGTAGAAATTCTTCTGGCGTGACTCAAACTAGAAACATAAGTCAAACGATTCAACACTTGGGCAACCCCTACTTTATTACTGTTCACGTGTTTAATACCAAAATCACCAGTAGATAGTGCTCTTTTAATACCATTTTCAATCGTAGTTGATTTTATAATTTTATATATATTGGTCATATTAATAATACTTTGATAGTCGTCAGTTGAACGCCAAGAGCCGGTGTTTATTTCTTTGATGACTTGTTTTTCCATATCTTTTACCAGTTTGTTGAAGTAGTTTCTGAATAAATTATTCAACAACGCACCGGTTAAGTCAATACGTTTATTTAAATACGAATCACGGTCATCTTGAGGTAACCACTCAAAACTAGTTTTCAATAAACGATTTGCAGCATAACCTAAAAAGTATATTTTTTGTTCTTTGGTTGTACAATGAGGAAACAAGTCATTTGATAAAATATCCATTGTAAATTCATATTTTTTACGCGCACCAGTTTCTTTATCCATATTAATTGGGGTAAACATTACATAACTGGTAATATATTTAATACACTCTTCTTGTGTCATATACGCATTTGCCTCAATAATAGATGCTTGTAAACCTTGTAAAATTTCCTTGTACTTTTCGCATTCAATATCAAGTAAAATCTTTTCGCAAATCTCTCTATCAGAAATAATACCAAGCGCACGAAACACTATGAATAATGGAATCGGTTGTTTTACACGCGGCAACTGCAACAACAAGGGGAAACCAAAACCATTATTTTTAGAAGAAACCATCATATTTATTTGTTTTGGGGAAATGCATTTGAAATCTGGAACAGACTTTACTTCAGCCATCCAAGTATATTTTGTATTATTTTTTTCAACATTAAAACAATAAACTTTATTTTCAGCAGCTCTTTCTTGTCCTAGTACAGTTTTTTCTGAACCATTAATAATAAAATATCCTCCAGCGTCATATTTACATTCTCCGGTATGAACATTATCAACGTGTTTATACTGATTCAAAACACAAATACTAGACTTCAACATAATAGGTAATTTTCCAATATGAATTTTTTGTAGGGTTTTATAAAATGTTTGTGTATTTTCTAATAATTCTCCGTTACGAACAACAAATTTAATATTCATATCAATTGTCATCGCAGAAGCATAAGTAAAGTTTCTTAGTCTGGCTTCTTGGGGAAACATCAACTTTGTAGCTCCATTATTCTCGTGAATTTGAGGACGATAAATATGGAAATTTTCAAATGTCACGTAAATCTCAAGAGAATGTTTTCCACTTTTTGAATCAAAATCTTGTTCAGATACGATTTTTACTGGATTGAACATTTCTATTGTTTTTTGTATTTGGTATGAAACAAAGTTATTATATGATTCAAGTTGATGACGAATTAATCTATCTAAATGCTGACCCTTAAAATAAGATTCAATAATAGTCCATGGAGTTTCAATATATTGATCATTTTCTAAGTCAAAAGAAGATGATCTTTTTTCAAAATTTTCTTGAGTTGGAGTATTCATGGTGCTTATTGTTGAATTCATTTGTGGGTTATTAATCATTTCAATTTATTTTTAAATTGTTTTTTTACATAATGTTACATGTAAAAATAAAAATAATATAATTTTGTAAAACAAACACATAAATATATTTTATTTAAATAAAATACGGAAAAATGAAACCAAAATTTAACTATAATACATTTCTAGAAAAAATAGATAAAAAATTCAACAAGTCAATAACACTACCATCAGTTATAGTAAATGATAATATAAAAGAAGAAATTGATAAATTTGTTTCATTAGTACATGAAAATTATGATAACCATCAAGATTTTTATTATAAGGCAACTGATTTATACAAATTATATAGTAAAAAATTAAATAACAATACAGATGATAATGACTATGTTGAAATTAAAGAAACAGACGAACAAGTGAACGAAAAAGAACAACAAGTTATCAAAGAAATTTTAGATGCAATTGAGAAAAAGTCGCAAATTAAAAAGGAACAACCAAAACCTAAGATTCATACAAATGGAATTTATACAACAGGTGTATATTCGTCTACAATGTCGTCTTGTTTTGATAAAGTTGTAACGAATATAGGTAACTTTACGAAGGACACTACAAAAGAAAAAAATAATAACAAAAGGAAAAAAACACTAACAAAGAGTCCTATTATTTTAAGGAAAAAAGTAGAAATTAATGCGACTGTAAATAATATTAAAGACTTGATTGACTTAATTGAAAAATATCCATTGAGTGATGAAGTTGAATATAACATAAACATGAATTCATTACATAAAATAAAAACCGAGTTGGATGAAATGAACAATATGATTGGAATGAAAGAAATGAAAGAAAATGTATTTGACCAACTACTCTATTATATACAAGATTTACATAATACTTCATCAAACGGCGATTTTATGCACACTGTTATTTACGGACCACCCGGCACTGGTAAAACTGAAATTGCAAAAATTATTGGAAGAATTTTTTGTAACTTGGGTATTTTGAAAAAAGGTATATTCAAAAAAGTAACGCGTAGTGATTTAGTTGCTGGTTATCTTGGGCAAACTGCAATGAAAACAAAAGATGTTATAAATGAATGTATTGGAGGCGTTTTATTTATTGATGAAGCATATTCACTTGGAAATATAGAAAAACGAGATAGTTTTTCCAAGGAATGTATTGACACACTATGTGAAGCATTAAGTGACCATAAAGATGACTTGATGGTAATTATAGCTGGTTATGAATCTGAGTTAAAGGATTGTTTTTTTAGTTACAATCAAGGATTAGAGTCTAGATTTACTTGGAGATTTAAAACAGAAAACTACAAACCAGATGATTTGTTTAAAATATTTTTAAAAAAAGTAAAAGACTCTGGTTGGACAGTTGAAGAAAACTCAAAAATAAATTCTGAATGGTTTGAAAAAAATATGATATATTTTAAATTTTTTGGTAGAGATATTGAAACAATGTTTTCAAAAATAAAGGTAGCGCATGGAAGACGTATATTTTCCAAACCAGAGAGTCATAGAAAAAAAATAATTTTTGCTGATTTAGAAAAAGGGTTTGAAATGTTTTTGAAAAACGATGAAGTTAAAAATAGAAAAGAAAGTGAAAGTATAAATAAAATGTTAATGAGTATTTATGTCTAATTTTGTTTTCGTAAAATTACAATGTAAATAATATTAGATACTATTAATGTCAGATAAAACAAAAAAAACAATTAAAATAAATCCCGAGTTATTCAAATCCGGATTTTCTCCTTCAGATAAAACAAGAAAAAATCGGGAAAAAAGACCAAAGTCAAATATACCAATTACTTTGAATGAGAGTTCGTTAAAAAAACAATTTTTAAATCGTATTAAAGAACATAAAAATAAAGAAAAAAATAATTTAGACGTTTCAGTAAAAACAACAGATGAAAAAACAAAGATAAATGTTACAAATACACCAGCCGAACAAGATGAGTTATACGAGTCAATGAATTACTTGACACTATTATCTAAAAAACAAAAAGAAGATAATGAAAAAAAGAAATATGAAAAGAAAATTCAAAACAAGACTGTAAAAAAACCAAATTATTCAAATACATATGATATTTTATCACCGCCTCATGTTGAGTTAGAACTTCCAGACGAATTAAAAGAACCCGTTATCATTAAACCGCCAGAAGTAAATAGTCCAACAGTTCATCTAAATAAACCCTCTGTTAATGTTTGGTCTACGGAGGGCAACACTACAAGACCAAGTGATGATAATGTTCCCTATGGGTGTTTAAAAGGTGGTACCAAACCAACATTTAGACAATGGAATCATACAGTTAAAAATCATAATTCAAATGAAAACACTGTGAAAACAAATATTTTGAATGTAAACTATTCTACTGACTCAACACAACCCTCACAAGAATTTTTACAACCATCACCATCGTCTGTTAATGTTGATATAGTTAAAACTGACCGTGAAAAAAAATTAGAGTTATTAAGAAAAAAATTAAAAGAACAAGAACAAACTAAATTAAAAAATAAAGAATCGTTAAATTTACCTACATACGCAGTAGCAAATGCACCACCACTTGAAACTATTATAGGTGGTGAAAACGTAAATAAAAAAATAGAAAATACTGTAAATAATGAAAAAATCCAACTTGCTGAAGAAAATGACCCTATTAAAAGAACAATTAAAAAAACAATACGTAGAAAATATACACTTGGTAAAAATAATCTTCATAGAAAAGTTGGAATACTAATTAAGAATAATAAAACACGAAAACAAATTATTGATGCACATAAAGAACTTAAAAAAAAACCTATCAATGATGTAAAAAAATATTTAGTTGAACACGGATTATTGAAAATAGGAAGTAACGCACCAAATAATGTTTTGCGAAAAACATACGAATCTGCAATGCTTACTGGCGAAGTAACCAATCAAAACAAAGACATTTTGTTACATAATTTAATGAATGAAACAAAGGAATAGTTAAATTATAATAAGTATTGAAGTGAAATACTTATTATACAATTATCTTACATTCAAGAAAATAATTAATATTTTCTTGTGCGTCTTCTTCTTCGGGTTCCTCCTCTTCGCTTAGACTTGCGGGAACCTCTTCTTCCTCTACGTCGCGAACCACCATTTTGCACTGCTGCTTTCATTGCTACGGGTACTTCTTCTGGAACTGTTCCAAAATTATCAAACCAAGTATTTAAACCTTTACTCATTGTTTATATATTTTCTAAATATAATATTTTATTTTAATTGAATTATTGTTGGAGCAAATTTTTCTCTGTCTTGGAATATTACCCCTTTGTGTCCCTTTATATAACTTTCTAAATCATATCTAACTACATACGCTGGATGAGTTGCACAATAATGATACATTACTACATCCATCATATTTAAAATACGGAACTCTGCTCTTCTTGAGAACTCTAAAAAATCCTTAGCGCCATATTTTGAAATACCAATTGCGTGTAATCCATAACATAAACCTTGTTTATAATAAACATCGTGACCATATATTTTAATATCTGTTTTAAAACCCAACAGTGGTCCTTCCTCACAAATTCCTAAATAAAAAAATAGTTTTGAAATTTTTTCATACTCAATTATTTCATCAAGAGTTATATCATCCAACACATTTATATCATCTTCAAATACATATTGAAACCCCTCATAGTCTGAATTTTCTATTATACTGTATATATATTGCAAACTTATTTTATTTGACATTAAAGGACTTTCATGAGGAATTGCATTAACAATTTGAACATTGAAACCAATTTTATCTAATACACTTTTTGAAAAAATACATCTTTCTGACTGTTCATTTGTTGTTAAAATATATGCAGTTCTTGTATTCATTTTTATGGACTTATATAAATAAACAGTATTTATTTAATATGTTTTCTAACAACTTTACATTTATAAAACAAGATTAAAGAGAGAACAATAATATAACTAGACTACTTTCTCTCATTACAAATGGCACTCGTAAAAGAATATTTTGAACTAACCAAAAAATATAAAAATGAATACGGAAAAAAAACAGTGGTGTTGATGCAAGTTGGCGCTTTTTTTGAAGTATACGGACTAGAAGACAAAACGAACGCTAAAACATTTGGTAGCGAAATTAATGATTTTTCAAGAATTTGCGACCTAAATATTGCCGATAAAAAAATATGTGTAGGCGCGGACTCTGTTGTTATGGCGGGTTTCTCTCATTATATGATTGATAAATACTTGAAAAAACTACAAGAATCCGGTTTCACAGTTGTAGTTTATACACAAGACGAACAAACTAAAAATACTACGAGAAGTTTAGCTGGAATATATTCACCTGGCACTTATTTCTCTCTTGACTCTTCTCCATCATCTCAAATAACAAACAACACTACTTGTATATGGATAAATTTAGTTGAATCTCAATATTTAAACCATTATTCCACTTTTAAAAACAAGAGTAAAGAGAGAAACCTTGGAGGAAATCAACTTATTTACGTAGGACTTGCCAACATTGATGTATATACTGGTAAAACATCTATTTTTGAATTCAACGAAACATATATTCGTAATCCGACCACATTTGATGAACTAGAGCGTTTTATTTCTATTTATAACCCCAGCGAAGTTATTTTAATTGGTAATATTTCTGAAAAAGAAATGGACGATGTTATTAATTATGGTAACATTGAATCCAAATCAATACATAAAATTTGTGTAGATGACCCTAATGGAGGAGAGAAAGTAAAACGGGTTCTAAACTGTGAGAAACAAATATACCAAAAAGAGTTACTAACTAAATTTTATAAGATTGACGATTTTGATTCTTTCTACCAAAATTTTTACCAAAACTCTGTCG